CCGGAGCCATTGAAAGAAAAATTACCGTTTGTGGCGTAAATCGAGCCGCGAACGGTCACGTTGTTAAACGTCGCGTAGCCAGATTTGTTGATGTGCCAGCCAACGTTCCCGGTGCCGTCCCAGGTTGTCGACTGGATGTAGCTGCCGATCTTGGCGTTTCCAATCGTCCCGTCTCCAATGACCGTGTCCCGGATTATGGTCTGCCCGTTCTGGATAACGAACGGAAGCGTAACGGTCGCTCCTGCCTGGTGAGTAACGGCGAAGCGGTCAGCCAGGAAGATAACCTGCGACTGCATGCCGGACGGCGTATTCTCCACGCCGATCCCCATCCCTGCCGCGTAAAGCTGACCATTGCTGGATAACCCGACCTTAATGCTGTACATCGCCTTCAGGTCGCCGTTGACGTTCGCAATGGCCTGCGCGTTGGTAGTGATCGCTGAAGTGTGCCCGTTGATGGTCGCCGTAATGCCGTTTATCTGCGTGGCCGTGGCCTGCTGATAATCGGAGAACGTCTGGTTCAGGCTGTTGATTGCTGCCTTGTTGCCGTTCACGTCAGTCTGCAAACTCAGCAGCGAACGCGCTGTTGCCTCCCTGTCGCTTGCCATAACATTATCAATACGATCGATGCTGGCCTTGCTGTCACCGTACTGCGCGCTGAGTCTCACCCGCTGATCAACCTGCGCCAGCGTACTCGTTATTAGCGCGATAGCGTTATTCTGGATGCCGCCGCTGGCAGTATCGGTTCTTGCTCCCAGCTCCTCCAGGCGGGATGCCATTGATGAAGTCGTGTCGGTGACAACCTGTCGCAACGTGGTGATATCAGCAGTATTTTGCGAGCTGGCTTGTTCGGCCGCATCTGCCTTACCTGATGCAGCGTCAGCTTTACTCGAAGCCGAATCAGCTTTATCAGAAATGACCTGAGTGCTCGCAGTGAGCTGATCAACAGCAGTAGCCCTTGCCTGAGCTTCATCTGACAGAGCCTGCCTTACCTCGGTAACTCCCGCCTCGTTCTGCGCAGTTTTTGCCTCAAGACGGGTAACATCCGTTACGCGCGCCTCCGTTTCAGTAGCGATCACCTCCCGGAGCTGTTCGAATGTCGCAGAGTTAGCGCCCTGTTGGGCTGTCTGGCGCACGACAACATCGGCAATAGCCAGCGCGTTTCCGATTATTGCTTCAGCGGTCTGCTTGTTCGAGCCAACCGCAGCAGCAAGACCGTCTGCGTTCTCTTTGATTGCATCAGCCAGTTCTGCCAGTTTTCCGCTGCTGTCCACCGCGTTCTCGATCAAGTCTTTGAACGTATCGGAGCCTTTCAAGTCCTCCAGGATTGCATCGGTGATATCGGATACATCGATGCTGGCCTGCCCGCGCACAAAGTCTGTATACCCTGATTCGTTTCCGCTTCGATCTACCAGCTGCGCCCGGTACCAGAAAGTCTGCCCTGCCTTAAGGCCCATCTGCTGATACTTGCGCTGCGGATAGGGTACGTCTGCCAGCAGCATCGCATCGTCTTCCGTCCCGGTCAGGCTGTACTGAATTTCCGTCTTCAGCGTGTCGCCGGTGTTCGCCGGGAATCCCCAGCTCAGCTCGATACCGAAAACCACATTATCAGAAGCGATGAAGCCGACCGGTTTCGGCGGATTGCCCACTTTACCCGTAAGATTCACTTCTGATGATGTCGCCCAGACTGATGAAACATCGCTGGCGTTCACCGCCCTGACGCGGACCAGATAGCGACCCGAGTAGATACCCTGCACTTCAAAACCTAGAGAAGACGTTCGGGGCACGCTTACCCAGTTGCCGCTGTCACGCCGCCATTCCGCCTCGTACGCAACTGCACCCTGAACAGCATCCCAGGCAACGCGCATGGTGGTAATCGCAATGTTCTGGTTAACCGTAGAGTAACTGTCTACGACAATATCTCCTGGTGGAGCCTGAACCCCAGGTGGAATGACACTGACTGGCCGCTCGTCAAGTCTTGCGCCGGTATCAACGGCGGAATAGATGTCAGGGTTGTAAGTCGTCCCGGTGACTTCGAAAGTGCCGTCGTTGTTGTCCCGCGTTCCCGTAACACGGAAAAGTGCTATAAACAGATCGTCAGAGTCCACACCCCAGTTACATTCAGCCTCCGGCGTTTCGCTGTAGGGTGTGGTGACAGTGACTGTGTTTCCGTTAACGGCCTGGACGGTTCTGGCCTGAGCTGTGCCTGATGGAAGATTCAAAAACAGCCGGTTCCCGGCCTTCACATCAGCGGCGCGATCGAGGGTTATGCTGCGGCCGTTAACCGCACTCACCCTGCCGCCGATAGTTCTTCCGGCCAGCTCGTTAGCAGCCACGCCGATCACCTCACCAACAGGGGGGACGTCCATGCCCGTGCTGAAGGTAACCACCTCGCCGATACCGTTAGTGAGCAGCGCCCAGCGCCCCCGCCGGTTTGCCTCTGACTGCCTGGTGCAGCCGATCGCAGTCATTTCGAGCTGACGATAATCGAAGCGCATGGCCAGATCGTTATCGTAAACAGGCTCAGGCGTGTCTTTATAGTGGTTGGCTGGGTCTGACCAGTTCACCAGCGCGGCAGTGTTTCGGGTGGTTTCACTCGGATCCGCAAAGGTAAATTTTCCTTCAACAACGCTGGCGTGGTTATAGATGTGCCACACATCCCGTGGCATATCAGCCAGGACATACATCTTATTGTCGCCCCAGTACGTCATGCCGCGAAATATACCCGCCAGATCACGAAGTACAGTCCAGGCGTCATTACGGTCCTGGATATAAACGTTGCAACGAAAACGAGGCTCCGTCCCACTTCCGCCCTTGCCATCTGGTACCAGTTGATCGCAATACTGGGCGATGCGATAAAGTTCCCATTTGTCTATCTGAGTCGCATCGATTCTTTGACCCAGCCCGAAGCGCTCGTTCAGAATGATGTCGTAATAAATCCAGGCAGGGTTATCCGTCCACGCCCATTTAAATACGCCCTCCCATGTACCAGAATAAGTGCGGGTTTCGGGATCATAAGTATCAGGTACACGGATGATTCGCCCTTTCGGATTGCACACAACCTGAGGAATGCCATTAGGGAACTGCTTTGCGTCAAACTCAACATACAGCAGCGCTGTGTTAACGTAGCGAAGTTTGGCGTCAATAATTTCAGTAACGGCCACAACGCGCATGGTGTCGACGATATTCACGCTCGTGGAATCCGGCGTGATTCTGCGAACCCGCAACTGCCATCCAGTCGAGGCTTTCGGAAGATTGACGCGGTGACTGCGCTCATAAAGCGACGTGGTTTTGTCATCAACAGCACCGTTAACTACCGTTTCATACGGCCCGCCATCGACCGACAGATCGATAGCATACTCGACGCGGGTGCCGACTTTATCACCGTTGTTTTTCTGGAGTAAAAGAGTTGGCCATCCCAGGCGAATTCGCAGCGCAGAGAGCTGCGTGTTGGATACCGCGCGCACGTACGGCACAGCCTGTTTCAGCTCGTATGAAACCTGAAGTTCGTTTTCAATGCCGGGGAAGCCCTGAATGTAGTCCTGGTCCTGAGTACCGGAACGGAACTCATATTTCACATTATTGAAGTTATAACTTCCGTCGGCGTTCTGAAGAGGCGTGTAGGAAGATGAGTCACCAAGAAAAATGTTTTTACCATCAAGCCCGCCAGCGAACTCACCCTCTCCAAGCGCAATCAGCACCTTTGCCCTTGCAATGGACTGAATGCTGTCCGGTGCTTCAACGGGTGTTCGGGTCTGATTGCTGCCACCTTTACCGCGGCCTTTGATGATTGTCGTCGTCATATCGCGTCCATAAAAAAGCCACCGTCAGGTGGCTTGCAGTACGTGGTTTGGTTTATTGCTGATCTTCTGCATAAACCCCGGCGGATATAATCGCACCGCCAATTTCCCGTTGCCCATAAAGCAGGGGGACGGGATTGCCAGATGCCGTCGTGTTAACGGGACCACCAAACGCATAGGAGGGTTTGTTATCAGGTTCCTGACGCATTCGCAGACCTGAAACCTGAGGAGAGAGCATTTGCACTACACCGCCAACGGCCATTGCGGCACCAACGGAAAACATGAGGTTACTTGCTGCGATACTAACTCCCGGCATCCATATGGCAGCAGCGACCAGAGCCGTTCCGAGCAACGCCTGGAAAACTCCAGCTCTTTTACTACCCCTTATCACAGGGATTATTCTTAACTCATCACCCGGCCCCAGGAGTTCAAACTCTTCGTGCCCGATATTGCGACGATCCCGGAAAATAACAAAATCCAGTCCCTTTGCCCGAGCTTCACGCAGATAAGCATCAAAGCCGGCAATGGTGTTAGAAAGCGCCCTGAAAACTTCGCTGGCGGACGTTAGTGCACGGCGATGTGTCCTGCCAAATCGCTGAGCCATTGAGCCGCTGAGTTTGATAACGGTTTTTCTTTCCATTACATCAAATCCTTATAACGCAGAATTTTGATGGTACGGTCACGGTAATAGCCACCGTAGGGAATACGCTGGCTTAGCTGGCCATACATGTGATGCAGTAGCATGTTGCCATCAAGCAAAATCCCGGCATGGTTCGGGACGGTGGACTGAACCTGCATGATAACCATGTCACCTGGCTGAGCGGGACCGTCGTACTCACGGAAACCGCATTCCTGCCAGTTATCCATATAGAGGTTTTCACCCTGCTCCCACCAGTGGCGATCTACGCTGTAGTTGGGCAGTTCAATGCCGTGCTCGATGCGGTAATAGTCCATGATGAGAGACCAGCAGTCTGCATACCCGAGTACAAACTGGCGCCCTGTGAGGGGACGGTCTCCGCGAGGCATGACGGTGCGAATGTCGCCCTCCGGCCACGATGCAATAATCCAGGGCAGTTCCGTGGCATCACACATCAGCATGTCGAGCTCGCTCGGCTGGGTTGTTGCCCCGTCGCCGGGGTGACTGTGGACGATCGCCACCACAGTTCCCTGCTCTTCGGCGGCCGCATAATCCTCAGGATTAATTTCAAATTGCTCAGTCGGCGACTCAGCATTATTTTTGCAGGGGATGTATTTCTCCACCCGCCCCTTCTGAATAACCACGCCACAGCACTCCTCGGGGAAGGATGCGGCGGCATGCGCCAGAATGGCGCTAACTGTTTTGTCGCGCATGATTATCCTCTCAGAAGTGAAGCGCCGGGGAACCCGCCATAATCCAGCTGTTCATTCTCTCCGAAGCGAGGTTTACAGCCCGTTGACAGCAATCCGGAGCAAACATCCTGTGAAGGATCATCAACCCGATTGCCGTCTTTATCGAACCAGCCGTTTTGCCCGGCGTAGGTGCAGCCGTTCCCGGTTTTGTACCAGCCCCGCATGCACCACGTGCACATTGGCTGAATTTGCCGGGTAGGAATGAGTTGCCCGCGCAGATCGGCTGGACTGGAAAGCTCAAACTCTACGGTTTCATCGTCTGATCCTGATTTACGGTCGATGTAATAAACCTGTTTGCGCTCCTCGTTGGAATTCGCAGTCGGGTTCCCGCCAGGAAAATTTCTTGCGTCCAGGTAGTGAGCGAAGGTGTCATGGATGATCACCTTTGCTTTAGCCATCCCCTGAAACCTGCGGCACAGCGCGCCAATCGTACCGCTGATGTTTGCAACAGTGAGTGACGGCCGTGAACTCTGGCCGTCACTGCTTACAGATATGCCGGTCAGTTCATACGGCCACGCGCCATACTCCTGCCCCTGCCACCACACCGACTTCGGCTCAAGTTTTGACTCGTCGCCGCCTGCGGCGATGATTTCCGCCTCGGTATGCGGGATTGTCTCGTTGTGAAAGCGAAGAATACCCGCACCGAACGCTGAGCCGTCCACCTCGATCAGGCGGACGCGCTTACCCGGTTCCAGTTTCTGGACATCAGATGAAATACTCATGGATGGTATGCCTGTATGAATGTGCTGCTGAGGGTGTATTTTTTGTTGCCATGGGTAGATATCTGGAAGGATTCCGCGCGCCATAAACCTGAAGGCTCAAGCGGCGGTTTCCAGATAAATGACTTAAACCCGGCATGTCTGTTCAGGAAGTTTTTGATCGCCTGAATGTACGCTTCATCACCCGTAAAACTGACACTCCATTGCGGCGTCACCGGGTTGATACCATCGCCAGCCACTTGCGCATAGCCATCGCCAAACTGCGCCTTTCTGGTCCGAAAACTGGCATCAACCTGAGAGGCAACCTTCGGACACCAGCTGAAGGTTTCAACTGTCATGGTTAAACTCCCTTAATCAAACGCCACAATGGTGAGCCAGGCATACTGGCCTGCTCGTTAATAACGCCAGTGATGGCATCTTTCAGTTGTCTGCCAGCGGCACCGGCTGTTCCCTGACTGACCGCCTGTGGTGATCCACCCTGAAAATTGATATCGCCGAAGTTAACTGAAGGCACACCGCCGGAGACCTGAGGAGTGCCAACAGCCCGAACGCCCAGCGAACCATCAGCTGCACGGGTAAGCGGCATAATGGCTTCAGGTCCAGCCTCCGCAAATACACCCGCTCCTTTGGCAAACGCAAAAAGCTGAGGCGTCTGAAACACGCCGTTGCTGTAAGCGCTCAGGGATGGGGAGTCGTAAACATTACCTTTGGCATTAAAGGTGAAGTTAGCACCAGCATTCTGAATAGCGGTACCGCTACTGACGGTCGCTGCCGAAGATGCGCCGAAACTGAAGAGAGAACCAATCGAACTGACGCCGTTGGCAACAGCCATATTGACCAGAACATTCTGGATGATCTTCAGTACGCTCACGCCCCAGTCCTTCCAGCTGTCAACGTTGCCATTGAGCATGTCGGTGATCGTGGTGACCGCGCCACCCATAGCCTGCTTCATGCCGTCAGCGGCCATGGAAGAATAATCAGTAGCTTCGTCCACCCAGTTCGCATACCCCTCAGACAGTCCCGTCATCCAGTCGTCACGCTGCGCATCAGAAGCTGCGTAATATCCCTCCTGGTCGCGCAGGCGCTCTTCGAGGTAGCGCTTATTAAGTGCCAGCCCCTGCTGATAGAACGTCTCGTCGATTTCACCAGCCTGACGCTGGCGGAGAAGATCGGTATTCTTCTGCTCAAACTCCTTACGCAGATTGAACTGCTCCTGAAGTCTTTCACGGAACCGGGAGCCCTGCCCGTAGCCCAGCAGTTGCGCTTCATTGGCTGCGCGGGCGCTGGCGTTACTGTCGGCGAGGTTGGCTTCGTAATTTCGCAGTTGCTCACGTAATTTAACCTGGTCAATCAGCGCAGCATTCTGCAATACCGTCTTTTTCTGGGCTTCTGTCAGAGAAGCAAGTTCGCCCTGGCTGACCTGGTATTTAACCTTCGCCAGTTCAGTATTCTGGCCTTGCAGGGCAATCTGCTCTTTTTGCTGCTTGATAAGGCGCTTATACACATCCTCGGTTTTCTCGCCTTCGGTTTTACCGCCCTTCGCCTTAGGTTTGTTGGCCTCATTATTCCGCCATTCAGCAAGACCGTTATTAATCAACTCCTGACGGCCTGTCTGGAATTGCGGATCACTGGTTAACCCCAGGTCATCGGCTGCATAACTCAGTCGCAGGCGCTCTTTTGCTTCACCCTTCAGGCGTGACAACTCCAGATCCCGGCGGCTCTTTTCGAGGGCATCGGTTTGCTTTTTGTCGAGATCGGCCTGCGGAAGTCTGAGCGGGACGTTAGCCAGCCCTTGCCGGGCCATTAATAGCTGATTTCCCAGACCCAGCAGACGGTTAAATTCAGTATGCTGACCATTCATCATGATCATCGACTGATATACCGCATTCTGTCGCCAGGCTTGTTCGCGTATTAAATCATTACGACGCCGCTCAATTTCTTCGAGGGCCTGCTGTATGCCGCGAGATTTATCTCGCATGTCATTCAATTTTCCCTCTTCAACAGCAAGTTGATCAGTAACAATAGCTATCGCTCTAAGGATTTCTGCATCGTTCTCGCTGTTAATACCCGGCTTTCCACGCGATGCATTCAAATCGTCGATCTGGGTCTTCAGCCCACCAACCTTTTTGGCTTGCTCATCAATCAGACGATTTTGCTCTACCAGGGCACCAACAGTCCTCCCCCTATTATCGTCTGTTTCAGACAAAGACATGCGGGAAGTTTTTTCTCGTATCTCGTCGATTTGACTGGCATATTCCTGAGCAGAACGCCGAGCCTGCTCCTGATTCTGATACATCGCATACCAGGCTCCTGCTCCCAGCATCACCAGACCCGGCACGCCGCCAATCAGGCCAAGCGCACCACTCATCAGGCGAGTGCCGACAGATGTTACGCTATTGAGATTGCTTTGAGTCGAAACACGATTTGAGATGTTACGGTTTAAAGCAGCCTGAGCGGCAGCCAGACGCCTTTCAGCGACAGCCTGAGCGTCGGCATTTTTAGCTGCTACCAGCCCTGCCTGCGCGCGTTCAAGTGCTGTTCTGGCTCGCACCTTTTCCGTAGCTGTACCACTGGCAAGAGCGGTAGTCAGCCTGGTATGGGCCGCAGTGACTTTTGCTTCAGCCGCCGCGACCTTTTCTTGCTGAGCCGCCTGAACATCTGCACTTCTTGAACTCTGTACTGCTTGCTGAGCCCGATAAACTTCAGCCCTGGAAGCCGCAACAGCAGACTGCGCCGCTTTATCCTGCGCGACTGCAAGGGCAACCTCTGATTTCGCAGCTGAAATTAGCGCACCTGTTGCACTCGTGGCACTGGTTACAACTCCGCTTAGGTAGCGTGCCAGTCCCACGCCAACAAGCGCCCCAGCGACTGTTGTTATTGTGGACATATTATCAGCAACGTCATTCAAGGCGCCGCTAACAGCTGAAGAAGTGAACGCATCCAGAGTTTGGGCTAAACTATCCAACCCGCCAGAAAAACCTGCCGTTGCGCCGGTAGCCTGATCAATACCGCCAACCCATTGCATGAATGAGTTAGTAACCTTCTGCAAGGAACCAGAAACCGTTTGTGGTAAGCTTTTGAATTCATCTTGCAAATTATCTAACTGGCCTACCAGTGCTGGAACAACCTTATCAATCGTAAGTTTCCCCTGATCGGCCATGCTCTTGAGGTCTTTGCGGGCCACGCCCATTCCGGCGGCAAGTGCGCGGATAACGCGGTCACCGGATTCGTTAACAGCGTTAAACTCCTCGCCACGAAGAACGCCCTGTGCCAGCGCCTGGCTGAATTGAGTGATAACAGAACTCGCTTCCTGGGTGTTAGCCCCAGAAAGTTTGAGGCCGGTAGAAACAGCTTCGGTAATTTTCAGGACTTCATCGGAGCTATACCCGTATTCACGCATTGAAGCAGCAGCGCGGGAAAAAAGGTTTGCATTATCTGCGAACGCCGTGCCAGTTCTTTGGCTTATCTCCATCAACTGACGCTGAGAAGCTGCAAAATCGTCAGCAGAAGATGATGCCTGCTTGAGTCGCGCGTTTACAGAGTTCCACTCGTCAGCGATCTGAACAATTTTCCCGGTAGCAAACGCTGCGCTAGCAGCCGCGGCGGCTTTCCCTGCTGATGCAAATCCAGCAGTAAGATCAGAAAGTGCTCTCTCGCTTTCGCGGGCAGCGGCTGCTGCTTGCCTCCCTCCATTTTGCATGGTTCGGTAATAATCTGCACCCATTCGTGAGGCGCGAGCAATCTCACTCTGGAAAGACTGAGAGTTCGCGGAGATTTTAATTATTAGTTCGCGTAGAGCCGCCATCTCTTGTACCTTAATAATGAAAATAGAATAGCCACTCGGACTAACACCTCAGAGGCTTGGTTTTTTTGCACATGGAGACATATATGTTGAGCTTGAACTTTGAAGTTCCCGGCAACCCGGATGACTACTACGAAGTTAGGGAAAAGGAAGATGGAACGCTTTCCTATAAGCCTAACCGCTTAAAAATAAGAGGGTTAGCAAAAACTCAGTGTGATTATTTTGATTATATATCCTCTTTAGGTGAGAATATTCATATAGCCACACTTGAGAGCAATGATGTCATCAACGATTTTTTTGAAAATGAGCCGGAAGAGGCTCAAATTTCTATTTACAATACTCTTTCCGAAGAATTTAACGCTATTACTGATACCATTTTAGATAAAACTTCAGAATTGAATGCGCAGGCACAGCAGACAGAAAATGTAGCAGAGAACATAGGTAAAGTTATAGGGGCTATAGTTCTTATAGGCTTTATAGTTTTTATATTATCGCAAATAAACTAAGTTACGGGCGGTTTACCGCCCTAATTTGATGCAGCCATTAAAGCAGCCTCAAGCCCTGCAAACGGGTCCTTCGGTTCTGATTGCTCATCGCCACCCCATCGCAGGATCGCATCGTCCAGCGGTACTTTTGCCCCCTGCGATCCGTAGATGGCAGAGACGAGCTGGGCGGCCTGAATGTCGCCACGGATATCGCCAACCGGACTTTGCCTGTCGAACTCAATCCACATCAGAAGCTCGCTTGCCGTCATATTCTGCCGAAGCTCTGAGAGCGTGCGCCCCATCCGGAGCGCAAGCGACATCAGAAACTTTACGCCGGGGGTTGAGACTTTTCCCGCGCTTCGTCCGCATTGTTGATCAGGTCAAGCGCCTGTTTGAGCAGGCGTGAATGGACGGGGCCGTAGATTTCACGTACCTGCTCTTCTTCGTCTACGCTGAATACCGGTTGCTTATCGGTGTCGCACAGGACGTCAATGAAGAGAACCACGTCAGCGCAAAGATTACGGTGTGCCTTTTCCGATACCGACACATTTTCATCATCAGCACCCGCTTTCACCACTTCCTGCCAGCGCAGCCAGGCTTCACCTGACGGCTCACGGAGAACCACTTTGACGCCCTCCCACTCAGGAACGGCGACCGTCTTATGACGAAAACCCGACATCTTAGCCAGGGCGAGATTTTTAATATTCTTCATGCGACCTCTCAGGAGCCAGACTCGATGTTTTCAGGCTTACCTTTCAGGCGCAGGGAGAACGTTGCCGCCACTACGCCGTTGGTACCGGAAGACCAGGTGTGCTGGCGGATTTCAGCCAAGAACTTAAAGCCTTTGCCGGACGGGAAAATGACCTGGAAAGCGTAGGTCGTATCGTTGTCATACGCATCACGCAAGGCGTCCTGCGCCGGATTCTTGTAGAAGTTGCCGGACAGAGAGATTTCTGACGGAGAAGGCAGGCCGTTGATGTTCTCCTGCTCGGTAGAGCAAAGTGTTGTTACGTCGATATCCTGCTTCTGACCACCGGTGAACTGAATTTCTTTGATGGTGCAACTCAGATCGAGGAAGGTTGCGGAATCCATCGTTTCTTTGGTGGCAGGCAGGGAGGAAATAAGGATCTTCGTCAGCTGCGATTTTTCATAAAGTGCAGACATAGCTGTCTCCTGGAAAAAGAAAACCCGCCATCAGGCGGGTTCGTTGGGTGAATTAATTGTCACGGGGTAACTTTAAAATCCAGGGTGGCACGGTAGAGCCGATAATCTGGCTCGTACCCGGGGATTTTTACCACCTCTGTAGGGTTTAACGGCTTAAGCGAAGCGAGCGCCAAATCTCTCAGGGAGCGTGATTCAGCGATCGAAGTGGAATACACATCGACCTGAACGGAAACCCTGCTCTCTGCCTGGCCACACAGCACGTCAGCGGAAACATCATCGACGATGGAAAAGATAATCCAGGGTGGAGAGACAGACGGTTTCCCGTCACTACCTAATGGCGCAACATAGGGATATACCCGTCCTTCTGCCAGGGAAGAAAGCAAGGCGTAGATATTATCTTCATTCACTTGCTCAACACCTCATCAATAGCCTGATTCATCCTGGCAATGGCGGCGCTGGCGGCCTCTTCCTCGCGCGTATCGTAAGCGGGTCGCACAAAAGGATGCGCAGGCATGTTCGCAGTGCCAATCTCCACAAAGCGCCAGTAAAAGGCGTTTCTCGGGTTATTCGCCTTCATCGTGTTATCGCTGTTGCCGGTGCGCGGGTTAACGCCACGAATATGGACGCCGGAAGAAATCTCCCCGCGGCGGCGGCTTTTTTGGGTAACCACCACAACGTTTTTTTTCAGTTTTCCGGTTCTCTCAGGAGCGCGTGCGATCACTTCTTCCTTTAGAACTTCTGCCCCGGCGCGCGTGGCATCACGCAGAACCTTGTTGTTTTCCGCGCGGCTAAGCGCCTCCAGATCCTTTGCGATGTCATTTAACCCGGAAAAATCGAGGCTCGTGTCTATCATTTTTCGATCCCCTGCTTACAAAGAATTTCGAGCTGAATGCCGCGAGAATCAGGTATCGGCGGACCAATGATATTCAAAATGGCACCCTTGAACGGGCCAGTCATAACCCTGAGTCTGGACGCAGCAGTTATATCGCTACGAAATCGTGTCCATACCCTGATAGTAGCGACTGCGGTTTCAGCGCCAGCGGCTACCAGTTCACGCCCACTGATGCCCTTTACTTCTGCCCAGGTTTCTGCGCCGTCATGCCAGGATTCAACTGGCTGACCGGAATCATCCCTTTCCGTAGTAATATTCTGTATTGTGATCCTGTCTCTCAGTCTTCCGGCCTGCATAACACCCCCTACAATCCATAAATCCGATAGGGCTGCAAAAGTGCTTCTACGGCGAAAGGAATTTCTGTCGTAATGTTTCCGATGTTCACTGCTTCCCGGTTTGCATACCAGTGACCGATAAGCAGTAGCATGGCTGCCTTAACATCATCATTGAGCAGTATCGGGTCCGGGTCGTCAGCGTAGCCAGGGCTGCTTTCCTTTTCGTAAAGCGTTCGGCGTGTCCATGTCTGGACGTACCGGGCCGCTGCACCTGTGTAAATCTCCAGCAGAGCATCATCACCCGTAAAGTCGGTATCAATGCGGCAATGCTGTTTCACCACATTCTGATCAAGCATTTGTTTGCCCCGAAATAAAGCGGCCCGAAGGCCGCAATAGTTATCAGCTACCCGCGCCGGTGCTGAATGAACCGTACACGAACGCCTCAGGGCGTTTCACAGCCAGCGCCAGACGTTCTTCACAACGGATGGTGATCATGTTTTTCTCGAAGTCGTCGGCGTTCTCCGTGGAGATAACCACATTCGCATCTTCGCGGTCGAAGATTTGCGCACCAGCGTTAAATGCACCGGTCAGGAATTTACCCTGGAAGGCTGCCGCTTCCGTTGCAACAACTGGCAGACCCCACAGAGTCGGACCAGTCAGCGCCGCAGGGTTCGCCAGAATGTAACGACCCAGGCTGTCTTTGGTCAGCTCGATCCGCGCCCAGTCAATGAAGTGAAGAACATGACCAGACGCCGGGAAGCGTGCCAGCTGTGCCTGCAACATTGCCAGACGCAGATCGTCAATCCCGCTCTGCTGTTCGACAGTGAACGCCGGATTGAAAGCTGACGCCTGAGGAACGATGCCGTGCAAATGAACGCCGGTACCATCACCGAAGAGAATTTCCTGCTCTTCTGCATACTTCAGTCCGTAGCGCATTTCGGCATCAACGGTGGACTGCAACTGTGCGAAGTCATCCAGGATCTGCTTTGAGGCTTTGAACAGGTGGGCGATGGTGCTGACGCCAGTGATTTTCGGCGTGAACTCAATTTCGCTGTATGGTTTCTGCGTATTTTCAGGAACCACTTTCGCGTTATTGGTAAAGCCTGTCTGCTGCACCCAGAAAATAGCTGAGGAGGACGTACGGCCTGGAGCAATCAGATCGCGGATGAACAGGCGCTGCTTCGGTGCCGTATCAATACCCGGCAGGCGCTGTGGCTCCACGACACCATCAGGCACATCCACCGAAGTCAGGGCGGCCTTGACCGGGATGCTGATGCGCTTACCGCCTTCCACGCTGGAAGCAAAGGTTTTCAGGGCTTCAGCGGAGATCACCTGGTGGCCAACGGACTCGATAACCTGTTTTGCGTTTGCCAGCGGCATCTGGGCAACATGTTGCTCCAGTTCGCCCATTGCGGCCTTCAGGGTTTTTTCAGCTTCACGCAGCGCGTTGAACTCAGAAGCCATTTTATCAACGGCAGCTTTTGTTTCTTCTGACAGCCTGCCTGACTTCTGCGCCTCTTTGAGTGCGTCTTCTGCTTTCGCGTTGAATTTGCCGGTTGCCTCTTCAATGCTGGCAGTGACTTTTTTCAGAATTTCGTTTACTTCAGACATAAAGGGTCCTTATTTGACTAACGCCGCAAGAGCGCTTTCAAGTGAATTGAGGGTTTCAGGTTTGATATCTTCGGCAGCGCCCGGCGTACCGTCGTTGGTGGTGACAGCGCCAGGCATGCCACCGGATAAGGCTTTAATGAGTTTTCTGCGCTCAGAGCGCGGGGTATTGGTTTTAGCCAGCAGCGCATCAAGTTTGCGAAGCGCGGCCGCGGGTGATTCATCGCCATCACTGACCGCATCAGCAGAAAGCAGGCTGTCTGCCAGTCCCTTCGCCACAGCGTCACTGCCACCGATATAACTCTCGGCATCCATCAGTTTCTGAACAGATGCCATATCAAGGCCGGAACGCGCCGCGTAGATGTCTGCCATAGCGTTATCGAAGGGCTCCAGAGACTGTGCCAGTTCCGCAAAGTCATGGCGGTTACCCATCGCGTAGACCCAGCAGTTGTGGATCATCAGGAAGGCACCACGACCGATCTGAATTTCATCCCCGGCCATCGCAATGACCGAGGCGGCGCTGGCGGCAATACCGAGCACCTTCACCGTCACACGGCCTTCGTATTCACGCAGAAGATTGTAGATTGCCAGGCCTTCGAACATGTCACCGCCAGGGGAGTTGATATTGACCGTGACGTCGGCGCCATTCATCGCCCGTAGCGCACCGGCGATACGTTTGGCTGTTACGCCTTCACCCCAGTAGTCCTGCCCGATCACATCAAAAACAGAAATACTGTTGTCGTCGGTGGCCGCAGCTTTGATCCCGCCATCCCAGCGTTCCATGGCGGAGGGTAAAGTTTCACAGGTGACCCGCGCGCAGGGGCGACCCGCCGGTGCTGCCGGAAGTTGTTTTTTGCTCATCAGGAAAATGCTCCTAAGCGGCCTGTTTCAGCGGAGATTGTTCAAAGGAAATGTCAGGGAATATGTGGTTATGCAGTTCTCTCAGGGCCAGAGCCTGAACAGCAGGATTGCTGCTTTCGAGATTTTTCAGTTGCGTCAGGTTGAGCTGAACGGTGTAAATGTCACCCCCTTCAATCGGTGGCATATTCTCAAGACGGCGCACATCATTGCGGGACATCCACCCATTCTGGAGCGCGCTGGTATAGTACGCAGCACGGCCCGCGCTGTCGGCGCGCAGCAGTCCTTCTACGGAGAACTCCGCGAACACCTCATCATCGCTGTCCAGGAGGCACCGTCCAATTTCCTGTTCGATGTTCACCAGCAAAGGTCGCAGGGTGTGCGTCAGGAAAAGAAGGTTCATACCCTCCAGACTCGAAGCCCAGCTGCTCTGCTTTGTCGTATGCCCAACCATATAGGGCGGAACGCGGAACCAGCGGCAGATTTCCTCAATGCTGAATGAACGGCTTTCAAGAAGTTGCGCAGCCTCCGGGTTCATTGTGACGTTCTGGTAAGTTAATTTATTTTCCAGAACCATCAGCTTTCCGGCATTTTTTGAACCGATAAATGACTGAAGGTTCTGGCGCAGTCGATCGCGCTGCTCCTTCGTCAGTGCATTTTCAGAGGACAAAAATCCGGTGCTCTGAAGGCCATTCTCGAAAATTTTTGCTGCCGCTTCATCCACCGACATAGCAGCGCCAAATACATCAACGCCCGCCATCGTTGGCATCATCCCACAAACACCATCCAGCCCGAATCCGCGAATGTGCATCATGTTTTTAACTGGAATGATGCGTTCGTTTCCGTTTTCAGTGTATTTGTATTCCAGCGCTCCGGTAGTGAGACGTTTAACCACCATGTTCTGCGGCAACAAAGGCACCAGCGAAACCAGGCGGTTTGCGATGAACTTCTTCTCAATGAAGGCATTCCCACGAAGACAAATACTGGCTACTACCATCAACATAAAGCGGGATGGCGTCATTTCTGAGTTAGGGCGACGGCACAGCACCGAATAGGCCGGGTGATCGGTCGCAGCCTTTCGAGACCCGTCAGGCTGGCGCACGTATATTTTCAGTGGGAGTGTTGAAATGGACTCACTCAACAGCCTGACACAAGCCCAGACAGCAGAGAGCTTTATCGCTTTATCAGCGGTAACAACCTTTCCGCTGCTACTGGTGCCATACCATTCACGCCAGAATTCACCTGTCGTGAGACTGATTGGTACTCCCAGCCAGTTTAACAGGGCGCTTTTTACACGCCCGGGTTGTTTATTCTTAGCCATCAGATACCCACTATGATCGGTTCGTCAAAAAATCCATCGACATCGCCCTCATCCCCAACATCCCCTTCAGATGCACCAATAGCCATAGCAGATGCCACTACGCCATCAATACGGCCGGTACTCTTTTTCTTGGCAAAGATCCGGTTTTCTTTCTGATCGGCTTCGGTTACTGCTGATGCAGCATTCCAGCGCAGGCAGGGATTGGTTTTGATGATGATGTCGCCGTCATCCAGCCGCTGTTCGAACAGCTCAATAGAGTGCGGCATCCATAACCCTGACTCCTGGGCTTTGTAGTACCCTTGCCCGTGAGGGATCAAAGGCACTGATACGCTGGCATCTTCCAGTTCAGGTTCAAGATATTTGATTCGATACTGGTCAAAGGCTATCGCCTTGATAAAAAACATCTGAGAAAGGTCAGCTATACGTTCAGCAACGAATCCGTACTTAACCGCTTTCCCTGGCGTGGTATGAATGTATCCATCCCGCTCCCACGCGTCATAAGGAACCCGATCCGTTTTAGCCCGATCAAGCAACGTGTCTTTCGGTGTCCAGAACTCCACCAGCAGTTTTCTTTTTTTCGGGAAAAACAGCGCCAGCGCGGTAAGGTCCCGGCTTCCAGAAAGGTCAAGGCCGCCATAACATTCCTCACCCTGCAATTCATGCAGGTCGAAGTCCTCTTCACATCCCATCCACACATCGCTGCTCATCCAGGGATTATCGGCGTCTACCCACTGACAGAAGTTGAGCCGGCGAACGATACTCTCTTTCGACGGCATGCCACGTGCCTGGGTGACCTGTTCCCTCAGATAACGGTCTGTGAAGGTGTGACCAAGCGAGGGGTTAGCTTTCTTCCAGCAGGTCTCGTCCTTAAACGGGTCCTCCCCTTCATCAAGCGAGCAAATGAACGAAAAGAAACTGTCATCCTCGATCGAACCTTCTGCTACCTTGCGCCCGTACTCGTGGTAGTCATAACAGACGCTGGTTTTATCGTGGCCGCTGTTGGTGATCATGAAAATCAGCGCCTGCCGACGTCCTTTCGTACCGGCGCGCATCATCTCAACGACCTGGTTGTTCTTATGCTCGTGAATCTCGTCAATCAGTGCACAATGCGGACGCGGACCTGACTGTCCATCATCAGAACTGATGGGTCTGAAGAAAGACCCCGTCTGAAGGAAAGCCAGGTTCCACTCCTTCCCGGCTCCGCCTGATTTATTAATCCGCTGCGCCAGCGCTGGTGACTGATCAACCATCGCCACCGCGTCCCTAAACAGGATCATGGCCTGGTCTTTTTTCGTAGCCGCGGCATAAACCTCAGCACGTGGTTCTTTATCAGCTGTCAGGCAATAGAGCCCTACTCCGCCAGCCAGTGGTGACTTCCCCGAACCTTTACCCGATTCGACATACACCATGCGAAAACGACGGTAGTTTTCAGAGTTTTTCCACCCAAATATCGAACCAACAATGAAACACTGCCAGGGCAGGAGGATAAAGGGATTACCTTCATGCTCGCCGCCGTTGAGCTTCAGCACTTTCGCGAAAAAGTCGATGGCGCGCTGAGCAGCTTCGGTATCCCAAAACAGCCCCCGGGCATGACATGATTCAAGGTCCTTAAGGTGTCGTTTACAGGCATTTCTTATATCCGGCCCGGCGATTTCCTTACCCGAAACTACATCCATGGCGTATCGCGTTGCGGGATCAACCGAAGAACTGGTTGAACGGGTCTTCTTCTTTTTCTCCACCATCCACTTTCACCTTCGTTCTGGCGGCCGGAGTGAGACCGAATTCAACCAGGTAGCTTTTAAATCGACGATCAGCGTCGGCAAGCATGGCAACCGCCGGGTTTGCTTTAATCAAAAAACCGCCCTCTGTCTGCACTGTGTACGTTCGCCCTTCATCGGCAATCGTCAGACGCAGTTGCAGAATGTCGGCGTAAATATCACAAAGACGTTCGAGCGCCAGCGTATCGGCAATGGTCAGAATTCCCATGCCGTCGAGTAGCACGGTTAGCTTTCCCCAGGCTACCTTTCCCCAGTCAGAGAGATGCTCGGGTGGACTCGGGATTTCTCGCGCCGGTGTGGGCTCTTTGTCGTTGAGTTTGCGTTTGCCCGGGTTGCCGGTTACCACTTTCAGGTGGGTCGGTTTCGGGCGTCGTCCTGCCATCGGAACCTCCCGGAAAAAAACTTTTCATTTCGCGGTTGTGCACAAAAAGGATGGGCGGCGGTCATTCAGGGGATTAGTCCTGAACTTTTACCCCACCCTTCCCCTGACGGCTCACGAATGAGAAATGTTATCGTTTGAACCAGTGCGACGTAGGATCAAGAGGAAGGCCGCTTTCATCACAGCCGATGATGGTGCCGCGCTTCTCCATCCTCTGCTTCGTTGAATCATGATGCTGCTTGCACAGGCCCTGCCAGTTACTGCGGCTCCAGAAGAGCTTTTGAGCTTTGCTTATGGCTGCCGCATCGCCAGATCGAAGAGCTTCTTTCAGTTTGTGCGGAATGATGTGGTCTACAACCGTTGCTGCTGCCACCCTTCCCTGCTCCCGGCACATCACACAGAGAGGATGTGCACGGAGGAACACAAGACGCTCTCTGTCCCATTTGCTGCCGTAGATACGTGGTTCTTTATTCACGCCATCCTCCACGCCCGACGGCGTTCTGTGCGTGGCGCTGAGTCAGGGTGACGCTCAACCGGTTCACCATCTGCATGGTCCACCAGCGAGTAACACGGATAGATCACTGAGCCACCCCATGCATCACCCACAGCGTAATCGGCGGGCTTGCTGTTATCCCAACGGGATAGCACGCGATGCACATGCTCAGGCGGGACGCTATAGCAAACGCCATGAATGAGTCTCGACAGCGTGATGTAATCAGCGCGTGTCTTATCAGCCACGGTTAGCCGCTCAGCAATCTGCATTTGATACTGTGGAGGCCGCCCGGTACCGAGATAAAAGCTCAGCATGTCGTCAGGAAAACGAGCCAGCCAGTCAGTTACCTTTTCGGTAAATCCATGTACCGGCAGCGCGTCATCTTCCAACACTACCACCCGGCATGTTTGCTCTGCTGCCCACTCCAGCGCGCGTCGGTGATTCCAGTTCGCGCCGTGGTTACCGTCATCAATAAGCAGATGGGCATCCAGCATCGCAGCGAGACGTTGTGCATGAACTATGCGAGAAACATGGCCGACCACCACAAACTTTATGTCTTCAGCCACCAGCGAATCTCCAATAAAAAAGCCGCACGATGGCGGCTACTGTCTGAATATCAGGGTGTTGTTGAGCTTTAACCCTGGTTAAAGTACGTGTTCAGCCCGTCAGTGGTGGAACACTGGCGCATTCAATGCAGAGGGATGGCTGATTACCTTTGGCTATCTGGAGAAAATATGAAGTACAGCTTAAAAACTGTGGGTGGTATCAACTCCTCCTTAACAAACCATGAGTTACATGTGTTCCTGGAAGGTGATGATAGCTCCCAGCACAATTTCAGAATCAATGTAGAAGGTCGGGATATCCATAGCCTTACCTTAAAAGAAATTGAAGCATTGGCAATTGAGCATGCACGCCAAAGTTTTGCTAATTGCAGTTAAGGCTTTTTACTTTTTTCGGCAATCCTAATTAAAGCTGATTGAAGTTCTGAGTGTAGTGAACTCATTAAACGGCTTGTAGATTCTTTGTGGTCCTCAAGCTGTTTTTTTAATAACTTAACCTCTTTTTCCAAATAATCTACTCTCTGCTCTGACATCATAAACACCCCTATCATTTATGTTTCCACCAGGCCGACTCCTTTCCGAAGCCATCCGTTTTGAAGATGGTGTGCACCTTAGGACCGGTAATGATGCGATCTCCGAAAGATTTTGCAGCTATACCGAACGCGCCCATGTCCACCAGCGTTGCGGGTGCTGTCTCCATCTTCCAGAAGCGATGGCTCTCTATCCGGTAGTAAAGGCGGATGATCCGGTGTGCAAACTCCATGACGTCCTCACGGCTGCCACCAAGCAGACCAGCATTAAGCAAAGGTTCGTCGCGGTGCTGCTTCAGAAATTGTTGGTATGCACTGCCGTGGTGATTGACCGTCATCCATTCGTCGGCATACGTCTTGTGCTCTGAGCCAACGTAAATTTTACCCGGCTCCATTTCTGCCCAGGGCTCTCGCAACATTTCAACGTCAGTACCGTCCGTACACCAGACAAGGTGATACTCAGGGTGCGCACGTAGAAACTGATAAATGTGAAGCCAGCGAGCAAAGTAAGGGCTCATGTCCACCAGCGGGACTTCAACCAGACCAGCACCAGTTGGCGACTCTTGTAATTCGTCAGCCAGGACAATCGGCAACGCGCCGGATATTGAATCCGCCCAAACCTGAAGAGCCTGTGGGTCGGGTTTCATTTTTCCGCCGCGCTGTGGGTCTGGCTGACTCGTAAGCAGCGTCGTAATCACCAGATTCGGATTGGTACTGTATGAAGCGAATCCGGTATAACCACTATCCCGCCGGGCGTTGAATATTCCGACGTTTCGTTTCACCAGTGCTTCACGGTCAGGCCGGGGAATAGAGCGAGTCCCCTCTTGATGCTCATCCATGGAGTGAATCAGCTTTTCAGAGCCGACCACATCAGCGAACGCCCAGGTCGATAACCCGGCGTTGTGAATGCGCAGCGCCAGATCCGGATGCTCATACATGCCGCGACCGTATACCCGATCGAAACCACCAACCTTTTCGATAGCGCTACGGTGGTAATACAGCATCACGCCGCGCTGCCCGGTGTAAGCGATGTGCTTATCATCCCGGTACAGGACCGCCATATCCTTCAGCTTATTCGTCCCTGCCAGATCGAGAAACTGATAAGCCAGGTGCGGCTCGGGTGATTCAATGTAAGGCAAGTGCCAGTTATCAGCGATGGGCCAGGCGTCATCGTCCCACAAGAAGAGATGCTTACACCCGGCGTCCATTAGCGCGGTTAAACTGGCGTTCTTCGATGCAACAATGCCGAGTGATGTTTCATGGCGACGCAGCTGCACGCCGTCTGATACTACGGCGGCAGGTTTAGAGCCGTCGTCGATAACCACCACCAGCGCACCGACAGGAAGATGTTTGGTATGCTGCTCAATGGCGCGCTTTAAAACTTCTGGCCGGTTGTGGGTAGTAATGGCAATGCCAATCCGTGACGCTGAAGCGCAGGCAGGCACAAACGGGACACCATCAATAGTGACCTGCATATGTCCTCCGGCCTTTTAACGCTTAGTGGCGGCGTGAATGATTCCACCAGGACGTGTGGCTTCGCGTAAAGCTTCGCTCACTCTCTCCGAAATGTAACGACTTAAGCAGCTTTCTTCGTTATTAACAGGTTGGATGACTGATTGTTTGATATGTACAACGCCGCCCACTACAAAGAATGGCGATGATTCAGCCATCGCCTTTGCGTCTGCTTTCTCCTTCCTTTTCCGCTTGATGTATTCCACGGCATCACGCATTTCGTCTGGAGCATATCCCCCCTCAACAGCAACCCAGCGATCAGCCAGGAATACTACCGCTGTTTTATCGGCTGGAACCCCTCCAAACTCTTCACTAAATCTTTGCCTGGCTTCATCAAGAGCATTAGCAATCAGCTCCTGTCTCTTCATGTAGCTACTAATTTTGTAACGTGGAAGGGTGTAAACAGCCGACAGCTCACCTAATGCATCATCAGGCGTTTTGGCAGGTTCTCCGATCTTCCCCATTCGCCAGGCCACAGAACCATCAGCCCGATGAGCAACGATTTCGCCATTGCCGAAACTGACGTGGCCACATTTCGGTTTGCGCTTATCTTTAACGCGTAGATGTTCAGGGAAGAAAGAAGCATCACCCCATACTGTATGGCGACGTCCTTTCAAATCGTAATGTGCGCTACCTGCCGGACTTTTCAAAATGAGGCCATCGTCGGTCATGATTATTCGCATGCCGAGCATCGCTTGCTGTAGCGATAAATATTTCATGTGGTAGTTCCTTTTAGACGTGAGCCTGTCGCACGGCAAAGCCGCCGAAAGTTAACGGTTTGCCCAGGCTCACAGCTGAAAGACTTTCTTTGATGTGCGCGTGCGATGCGCATAAAAAAGCCCCCTATTGCGAGGCTCTGGTTTGTTTCTGGCAGTTAGCCTGCCACGCTTTGTTATGCGCCAGGATGTCTTTCTTCGTCTGGCGGTCCATAACGTCGATGTCGTGTTCAGTCAGGTAGATTGGTTTTACCCAGTCACAGGCGGTATCGACCACCACCGGGACGCTTCCACGCGTTACGCAGCTCGCGATCAACATCGTCATCAGGCATATGGTTAACAGTCTGCTGTACATTACTGGCCTCTTTCGTTGTCTCTACCCGGCGCTCTGCAGCTGCGACCGTGGCCGCTGCGTTATCTTCGGTGCGCTGCTGGTCGGCTTTGGCTTCCGCTTTGCTGGTGCCCCGAATATGGCCCAATCCGAATCCGCTGGCAGCGGCCACACATATTGCACCAATTACACCGATGATGATTTCAACAATGCTCATGTTCCACCTTCGGTTCAAATGATCGAACGTTCATAGGCTCACCTGACGGGAAAGACCAGTTCAGCCAGGTGAAGGTCTTAAGCTCACACATACCGTCAAACATCTCGCCGGGATCGATATCGTCATAGCTGCAGACGATATGAAGCTCATTGCCTTTTTCCTGAAGAACAACCGTATCTGTCTCCCATCGCGGGAGTAGGAGTCGCAGCCACTTTTTCATACCAGCACCGTTTTAGCCTGGCCGAAGCGAGCTCGCCGATCTTCCAGTCCGTTCGTTCCGCCGTTGATAATCTTCGTCACGCGCATCAGGTCGCCAGAATGATTAAGGCAGCCCTTGGTGACAAAGAACCATGCCGCGCTTCTTGCGGCGTATACGTCTTCAGCGAGCAACTGAGGTTGCTTAACCAGATCTACCTTCAGGCCGTTTCCACAATCACGGTAGTTATTCAGTCCTGTAATCTGGATAAGGCCACGACCACGATATAACCAGCCATCACCGGGAGCGTTGTTCCCATTGCGTTTGCTGTATACCAGGTTGGCAATGGCACGCTGGCGCTCAATCGGCAATGTTCGTTCTTCGGGACGGCGGCCAAGCGCGTTTGCCTGCTCAGCGGTTAGACGACCGGCACGAATGAAGTTAACCAGTCCGGCAATGCGGTAGTTGAAGCTCTCCACCAGCAATGTAAACCCTGCTGATTCATGACCTGCCTGAGCAATGAACATGGCCTGATCAAGCGGTGCGGTGATGCCGTATTCCTTCATGGCAGCGTCGATATGTGGAAACCAGCGCGCAGCTAACCCGGCGCTGATACCAGCCGCCTTCTGAAATTGTGATTGGTTCATTAGTGCCTCAGTGCATCAATCAGGCGCGCCATGTTTCCCCGTGCCCAGAGAAGAGCAGCGCAAATCAGAACGTTCACAAGCACCACAAACCAGTGCGATTCGTGATACAGGCCAAACAGGTAACGGAAAGGGACGCTGGCATAAACCAGCACCGTGAAATAAGCCATCAGCGATATCAGTGGACGATGTCTCGCCCCTCCACGCTGGTAAAACATGAGAGCAAGAACGATCACCCCGCATATGATGGCATTCGCCATTGCACTAGGATCACTTGTTACCATTACTGGCCCCTCCACCACGTAAACGCGAGAGAATTCCAAACAGGCTGCCCAAATCCTGACTGTTGACGAACGTCAGCAGTTTAATAGCAATAGCGGCTACGATTACCGCGCCCAGCGCATCAAGTGGCCTGTCGCTATACCCCGTCCATTTGGAGAAGTAAGAGCCAAGAAGTGGAGCGCCAATTACGCCGAAGATGAATGAGGTGATGAAGTAGCCCACCAGCTTAAGGCGGCTGATATTAACCGCCGTAGCGACATAGAACACTGCACCAGCGAATGCGCCAAACACCACACCGTAATCAATACCGGTTGCCAGGCCAAAGATACTGGCCCCCATAAGACCACCAGCCGCTACCGTAGCGCCAGAAACAGGATCGGACATTTAGCCCCCTCTTATTGCCGTGAGTCCTCTCAGAACGAGGGGAAACAAAAAAGGCCGCCCGTAGGCAGCCTCTAAACATGGAAAAACCCCAGCATGGCGAGGTTTAGGAATCGTTTTAAGTCCGTGGCGTAGAAACCACTCTTAACATCCTAAGATAAAAAATGCGGACCGCAATAGTGTTTTTTTTAAAGAAAAGGGATATTTTCTTAAAGAAAAAGAATTCGGATAAAACGAGGGCCAAGTGCAGGAAGATACTTCATTTAAAATTTTTTATGATGCTAATGATAATGAGCTTGCACAGCATAAAATTGATGCAAAAACGTTAAGCATTTCTATTGGTGCGATGGCAGAACTGATTAGTGCGGCAGACAAGCGTCTACATGACGGGCATGAGACAGTTAAGCTAATGGTGACAAATCCAGCTGAGGCTGGGTCATTGGGCATTGCTTATACAATTATGGAGCTTGTTCCTTCGGCTATCAACGTAGCTAAGGTCATTGGATTAACTGGGATGGCAGGTGCGGTCATTGGTGCTCCTGCACTCGCCCTAGTAAGGCAGTTAGGGACAAAAAAAGTAATTGCTATTACTAAAAGAGTCGGCACAAATGAATCTGTTCTTGAGCTCGATGGTGAAGAAATCGTATGCAATGATGCGGTTGCTAAGCTTGTCACTGATCCAGTAATTCGCGATGCGCTAGTTAATGTCGTTCGAGCTCCTCTTGATGGGAAAGAGGCACCGGTTTTTAAGATCGTTGATAGCAGTGGTGAAGAGATCTTGCGTCTTGAAGGAGAGCAGACTGAGGAGATAAAGCCTCTTCCGCGCGGTACGCTACTTGAGAAAGAAATTTCCACTGAAGAAGTTAATGTTCGTTTTGTTCAAGTTAACTTCGACGGTACTTCCGGATGGAGAATGGTGCATGTTGACGAAGAAAGCGCTGTTCACGTTGAGGATCAAGTGTTTATAAGTCAAGTTCAGACTGGCCAAATTAGTTTTACAAAAGAAGATTTGTTCGTTGTGGACCTTGAAACAACTAAGACATACACTGCACGCAACGTAACTAAGCGTTATGCTATCAAAAAGGTCAAAAACAAAAGGCCTGCTGAGAGGAACTGATGGGAAATGAGGCAGTAGTACAATTAGTGATGTGGATAGGGGTGATTATGATCGTCCCTGTTTGCTATCGCTTTTGCTATGCTGCTTCATCAATGTTATGGCGCCGTCTTTTCCCTACACGAATTTTCGAGTTCCAATTTAATGATGAGTCTACAGGACTCAAAAAATCAGTGACAGTAAAGCTACCTCGTAGAAACAGCGAGTTGCTCGTTAACTTAATTGATGAAGCCATAAGGGAAGAGTCGAAAAGAAAATGAGCGCCGAATCAAAACCTTTAAGCACTGGAAAAGCTGCTGTTGCAACTACTGGATGGGGTGCAGTCTTAAGCTTGGTAGCGGGGGCAATCTTCACAGATCCTAACAATCCCTGGAGAACGGTAGTTTTTGCTCTCATTCCCGGATTAGCAGCTCTCATCACTTATTTTATGAACTGGTTTATTTCTAGGCACGGGCTTGAATCCCCTGAAGATGCGGCTAAACGTTCTAAATGCAAAAGAGACCTTGCAGAGATTGAAAAGCACCTCAAGGGTAATATTAGTACTGGGCTGAGGGAAAAACTTTTAGCTAGAAAAGAAAGAACAATCGAAATCCTTGTTTCAATAGGTAGTGACAATATTATTTCTCCCGTCCCAGAAGCTAAAGAAAGCGCTGGTCAACCTGATTGACCAGCTTGTTTTAGAATTAAGCTTCCATTTCCAAGCGGATATCAAGCATAGATAGGCAACCGTCGATGAATCCCTCAGCCATCTGAATCTCAATGCGTATAAGCTTTTCATCTTTTTTTCGCGCTTTCGCGATTTTCCGCTTTGATATTCCATAGAGATAGTGTGCAACCAAGAGCGAATGCTCATAGGGCTTGCGTTTTTGAAGTCGAGCTAAACACCCCTCGATAATTAGGGCATCGTCATCAGTACATGACAGGCGGGATTTGCTTGTTGGGGGAAGAAGCCCTTTGAAACCAGCGGCTATTGATGAGTAATCAACACCGGAACTATCACTCGCAGCCCAACCACCCCAACGCTCTAAAACCATCTGAATATCACGCATGTTTTCTCCACTGTTCATGCTAATACGCCAATTTCCAGCGCACGATCTAAAAACCGAAACAACAGCACCAACTGGTCGCCGTGCTTCGCTTCAAATGCCACGGGGTCAGCGTGTAACTCGTCGTGATGCGCTCTGCACAGCGGTATCACAAACATGTCATGCGCTTTGGTACCCATTCCACCCTGCCCGTGGCCTATCAGGTGGTGGGGGTCGTCTGCTGGATTATTACAGCAACAGCACTGCTGCGACTTCACCCAGCGGGTGTACTTCTCATTTTCCCAGCGTCGGCGCTTTGGCCTCAGCATGAAAGATTCCGGCGTTTCAGGATCGACCTTCA